CCGCCGCAGAAAGACACCATCACCCGGCGGTACCACCTCTACCTGGGAGAGCGGCCCGGCCGTGGCTGACCACTGCGTGATCGGGTACGTGCACGGCGGGACGGTGCGGGCGGAGTTCTGCGCGTCGCTGCTGGCCGCGTGCATGGAAGGCCCGGTGCCGGTGGACTCGGTGCTGGCCGTCGGGTCGGGGCCGAACATCTCCCACGGCCGGAACATGGTCGCCCGGAAGTTCCTGGAGACGGGCGCGCCGTGGCTGTTCATGTGCGACACCGACATGGTGTTCGATGCGGGGCTGATCGGCCGCCTGCTGAAAGCGGCGGACCCGGTGACCCGGCCGGTGATCGGCGCCCTGTGCTACTCGCAGAACACCGACGACCCGGCCGGGGAACCGTACCCGACGATGTATGAGCTGGCCGACGGCGGCGGGCAGCTGGCGTTCGTCCGGTACGCCAAGTGGCGGGACGGCGCGGTGGTCCGGGTGACCGCCACCGGCGCGGCGGCGCTGCTGGCCCACCGCACCGCCCTGGAGGCGGTGGAGAAGCACGCCGGGGACCCGGCGGCGCCGTGGTTCCGCGAGTCCCCGCTGGGGGCGGCGCTGGTGGGGGAGGACCTGACGTTCTGCCTGCGCCTCGGCGCGGCCGGGATACCCGTGCACGTGCACACCGGCGTCCGCGCCGGGCACATGAAGACGACGATGCTGATCTGAGAGGACGCCGGTGGCGGAGAACATTTACGAGGCGAGCCTGCAGAAGACCACGTCGACGGCGGCGGCGCCGATCGCGGTGATCGTCCCGGGGACGCTGGGCGCCGGGATCAACATGCCCGAGATCCGGGAGATCGGCGTCTTCAACCAGTCCGGCGCCGCGGCGGAGATCGGCATCGGCATCCCCGCCGCCGCCGGGGTGACGGCGACCACCAGCGAGACGGTGCAGGCGCTGAACCAGACCGACCCCGCCGGGCACACCCTCCTGGTGACCGTGCACACCACCCCGGCGACGGCGCCGGCGAACTTCTACCGCCGCGCCGAGCTGCAGGCGGTGGCGGGGGCGGGGCTGATCTGGACGTGGGCGCCGGGGGAGTGGCAGCTGTGGTCCGGCGCCACGGTGAACCAGGTGGTGATCTGGCAGCTGTCCGGCTCGGCCGTGACTTATGACGTTTATGTGAAGGTGGCCGAGTAGATGGCTGCCCTGTCAGCCTCGGACGCTGCGCTGGCTGTTCTCGCGGCGGCGGACGCGGCGGGGGGCGACCAGGAGACGTTCCCGCTGCAAACCGAATCATTGGCACAGGTCACCGATGAGAGCGGCGGGGCGCTGGCGTGACGAAAATCGCCGCACTTACTGCCATAACGTCGGTGAGGACCGATGACCTGCTGCCGGTCGTCGATGTGCACGACACGTCGATGGCTCCCACGGGGACGACGAAGAAGATCACGCTGGCGCAGGCGCGCGGCGGCGTGCCCGTTGTCACGGTTTCCCCCGTGGGGCTGGCGGGCGGCGCGGCCGTGGCGAACAACGGCGCCGACTACGGCCCCGACACCGCCAGCACGGCAACCAGCGGTATCCAGGAGGCGCTGAACGCCCTCCCGGCCATCACGATCCGCGACGGCGGCAACAACTCCGTATCGGGGCAGCGCGGCTGGGTGCAGCTGCTCGCCGGGGTCTTCCAGACGTCCGCTGTGATCACGATCCCTCCCGGGGTGATCGTCCTCCAGGGCACCGGGGCTTCCTCCTGGATACCGATCCAGAACATCGCCAGCGCCACCACCGACCTGGGCGGCACAGCGATCGTGGGGTCGAACACGGCCGCGAGCGTCGTGAGGTGCCCGCAGGACTCCTTTGCTCAGCCGGCGACGGTGCTCTACCTGCGGGACATGGACATCCGCCTCGCGGGCCCGGCGTCGGCGCAGACGACGGCCGCGCCGGACATCCTCGACCTGAACGGCCATCTCGGCGGCGAGGTCGCCAACGTCAACGTGCTGGAGGTCGCGGCCGCCGGGGGCATCGGCACCAACATGTACATCGTCGCCGACTTCGACGCCGGCGCGGGCAAGGATGACGTGCTGCTGCGGAACGTGCGCGGCTATGGCGGCCACACGGGGGTGCGGATCGCGCAGTCGCACGTCACCGCGGTCAACATCTCCGGCGGGAAGACCGGCAACGGCATCGACGCCTTCGACCGCGGCATCGACATCCAGCAGAATCTGGGCTGCCAGTTCGTCAACCTGCACTGCTTCTCCGCCACTTACGGCCTGTCGTTCTACCCTTATGGGTTCGGGCAGCCGTGGACGCAGCAGGTGATCCGCGGTGTCCATTTCGAGGCCGTCGCCCACTATGTGCTCGCCGACGCCAACGGCGTCACCGGCACCCTGGTCCTGGATATGCCGGTGTGGGATCAGGCGTCTCCCGTCCCGTCGGCGGACGTGGCGTCGGTGATGTCCAGTGAGTCGTGCACGCCGAGCATCAGCGCGCAGACCGGGCTGGCGGTCATCACCCGCAATGAGGTTGACCCGCACAGCATCGGCGCGGGGCGCCATGTGACGGTCGCGCCGGCGAACTGGACGGCGGGAACGAGCCCCTACACGTTCACCGCGCTGCCCTATGACTGCGTCTTCGTGATCACCACCGTGGGCGGCATGACCGCGCTGACCATGGACAGCCAGGCGCTGTTCAACGGGACGTTCAGCGTGGGGCAGCTGGTTTATGTGGGTGCTGGCCATTCACTGATCGCCACGTGGGCGACGACCGCCCCCCATTTCCAGGTCATCCCGCAGTGACCCGCCCGGAGCCAGGGAGGGTGTGACGTGGCGCGTTATCCGCTGAACCAGCCGGTGCGGGTGAGCACCATGATCCGGGATGTGACCGGCGCGCTGGTGAACGCGACCACGCTGACGCTGGTGGTGAAGCTGTCGCAGGCGGACGGCACCTGGCTGACGACGGGCACCTACGCCAGCCCGGTGAACGACTCGGCGGGGAACTATCACCAGGACGTCCCGGCCAGCGACCTGGCGAGCACCGGCCACTACCAGTACACGTGGACCGGGGCCGGCACCGCCGCCGGGGTGTCGTTCGGCGAGTTCGACGTCTTCGACCCGTTCGAGACAGCCGTGCTGCCGCTGCAGGACTGCAAAGACATGCTGAACATTCCGCAGTCGAACACCAGCAGCGACGCGGAACTTCTCAGCTTCATCGCCACGGTGGAAACCAGCCTGGAGGGTTTCACCGGCGGCCCGCTGGTCAACCGGACGATCAGCGAGCGCGCGGAGCTGGACGGCACGTACACGGTGCTGCAGGTGCGGCAGCGGCCCCTCGTCTCGGTGACGTCGATCGTGTCGGTCGCGTCGGGGCAGGCGATCGACATCTCCGCCGGCCTGGACCTCGACCCGAACGCGGGCACGATCCGCCGCAAACTCGGGTACCCGTTCTACGGCCCCTACTTCCAGTGGCTCCCGGCGATGACCGTCACCTACGTCGCCGGGTGGGGCACCAGCGTCCCGGCCGCGTTCAATCTCGCGGCGCGGATCATCGTGCAGCACCTGTGGGACACCCAGCACGGCCCGGCGGTGCGCCCGTCGATGGGCGGCATGGACATGGTGCAGCCGGCCGGGTTCGGGTTCGCGATCCCGTCCCGCGCCGCCGAACTGCTGAACGGGATGCTTAACGGGATGCCGATGCGGCAGGAAGTGTACGTCTGATGCCGTCTAAGGTGCCGGGGCTCATCGACTACCTGGTGACCCTGTTCACCGCCGCCGGGAATACCGCCGCCACCCCGTTCACCGTGTACGACGGGCCGGTGCCGAACGCCCTGCAGGCGAAAAACATCCTGTGGGTGGGCCTCACCGACCCCGACTCCACCGCCCCCGACAGCGCGGCCACGTTCCAGCAGGCCCGCGAAGACCTTGGGTCCGCGACCCGCGGGGAGACGTCCTCGATCGCGTGCGTCGCGGAAGCATGGGCGGGCACCGACGACCTGCCGGCCGTGCGGCACGCCGCGTTCGCGATCCTCGCCGCCGCCGAGGCCGCCGTCCGCGGCGACGCCACCGGGTTCGGCGGCGGCAGCACCGCCTACCCGGGCGTCACCGGCGCGGAGCTGATCCAGAACACCACCGAGGCCGGCGCGTTCGCCCGGGTCCGGTTCGCCGTCCAGTTCAGGTCCTTCACGTAGCAAGGGAGTCCGATGGCAACGTACGCCGTGCAAACCCCGGTGCACCAGTCGGTGCAGCTCACCACGGTCACCCCCGTGACCGGGGACCTGGCGCCGACCGGCCCGGCGAATTACCTGATGGTATTCAACGGGTCCGCGTCGTCGATCAACGTGACCCTCCCGATCCCGAACGTGGACGGCAACCTGACAGTCACCTCCCGGGTGATCGCCGTCGCCGCATCCACCCTCGCCGCGCCGGTGTTCGTGCCCATCCCGATCCCCGCGTCGGTGTACGGGACCGGGACGGTGGCCATCACCTACTCGGCGACGGCCACCGTGTCGGTGTACGTGTTCGCGGCGTCGGTGTCGTGATGGGCAGCGTCGCCATCACCCACCCGGAAACCGGCGCGGAGATCGTCGTGCCGTTCGAGGCGTACGACACGCACTACCGGCAGTCCGGGTGGATGACCCACGCCGAGCTGGCCGAGCACCGGGCCCGGATCGCCGAACGGGAACAGCCGCCCGCGAAAGCGGCCAAGACAGCGAAAAACGAGGAGTAGCAGATGGCCGCGCCGCCGATCAGTGCCTCCAGCAGGTACATCCCCGAAGGCAACACGCATTTCTACTTCGTCGCTGCCATCGCGAACTACAACTCACCCACCCGGGCGGAGCTGAACGCGGGCACCGACCTCACCCCGGAAATCGGCGGCACCGGCACCTGGGCGATCATCACCGCGTCGCTGGACGCCGCGGACCTGGCCACCCTGTTCACCCCGCAGATCTCCGGGAAGACGACGGTGGACACGCCGACGATCGACATGTACGCCGACGCCACCTCCACCGATGTGCGGACGCTGCTGCCCCGCGGCACCGTCGGGTACATCGTCAAGTTCCCCGAGGGCGACGTGACCGGGCGGAAGATGGACGTGTTCCCGGTGAAGGTGCTCGCGCAGGGCAAGCCGACGGTGCTCACCACCCCGTCGGTGATCCAGCTCCAGTTCGCGGTGACGAAGAACCCCGCGGAGAACGTGACGATCCCCTAATGGCCAGGGCGCGGATCGAGATGGATCTCGGCTCCCGCGGCGCGAACCTGCGCACCATCGGCCGGGAACTGCGGAACATGGACGCCGCGAAGGTCACCGGCATCTTCAAGAAGGCACTGGAAGACGCCGCCAGGCCGTACCCGATGCGGGTACGGGCGTCGGCGCTGGCGATCCCGGTGAAGGAAGACGGCAAGCACACCGGCCTGCGGGCCCGGATCGCCCAGTGCGCCACGCAGGCGTCCTGGACCACCGGCCGCGAGGCCGGTGTTTCCGTGTGGATGGACACCCGGCGGATGGAACCGGACTACCGGACACTGCCCCTGTACATGGACGGCGTGGCCGCGGGGCCGTCCCGGCGGGGGTACACGCGGTGGCGGCACCCGGTGTACGGGAACCGGGACGCATGGGTGACGCAGGAGGCGCACCCGTATTTCAGCCGGGCCGTGGAACCTCTGGGCCCGGCGGCGGGGATTGCCCTGCGCGGGGCGCTGGAGGATGTGACCCGGCAGCTGTCCGGCTGACCGGCGGCCGGAACGCCATCACCAGGGCGATGATCCACGGGACCAGGAAGAAGAACGCGAAAACATTCACGATCACGACCTGCCCGAGACCGGGCACGCGCCGCCGCCAGGCGATGAGCGACGGCAGCCAGTAGAGGGCAATCCCGGCGATCGTGATCACGAAGGCCCCGGCGGTTCCCCCGGGCCCGGTGCCTGCCGCGGCCAGCGCTCCCATGGTGATCCCCTTCCCCTTACGCCTGCACGGTAGCCGTGCGCCCGGCAGGCGTCC